TTCTTCACTATCATCATTTTTTCTCGTTATGAGGGGTGGTCTAGGGTTTCTTCTAGGTGTTTGCCGTTTTCTATTTAAATCCCCTGATTCTTCACTATCATCATTTTTTCTCGTTATGAGGGGTGGTCTAGGGTTTCTTCTAGGTGTTTGCCGTTTTCTATTTAAATCCCCTGATTCTTCACTATCATCATCATCATCATCATCATCATCATCATCATCATCATCATCATCTATATTATGGGGATATACATCTATATACTCGTCTGGGGTTCTTGAAGATCTAATATGTGGAGATAAATTTCTTATATGATAGTAAAACATATTAGATATAGTATTCCATTTCTTGTTAGATTTTTTTATCATTTTACTATTATTCTCTATTGAACGTTTATCTTTATCAGTTAATTCTAAATCATCGGTTAATTCTCCAAAAAATTTCATTTCTCCATCGTGCCGTACGCCCTTTTTTTTAACAGATTTTTCATCTGTTAAAAGTAGTATATCAGATAGATATATAAAAGTTCTTATTATACTTATACCCATTTGTTCAACATTAATGGTGTCATACATATCTAAATAATTAAAAGTCAATGTATTCATTCCATAACTTTCACTTTTATTTTTTATCTCTTCTGCAGTTTTTTTTAATGTTTTAAGTATTTTTGTAAGCTTATTTATTTCTTTAGCATCTCTTTTTATATAAGATAATATTATTGAACGTATATCTTTGTAATATTTTTTTAATAATTCTATTTCTTTTTCTTTCAGAACTTCATTATCTGAATATGCCATGCAAAATTTTAATATATCTCTTGGTGATGATTCAGATGATACCGGTTGGGGTGTTTTTGAATTTCTTGGTGTCACTTGACGAGATCTTAGTAAGTTTAAACGTGGTTCAATTTGAGTAGGGTGTGTACTTATTAAGGTAGATTGTGATAATAATTCTTGTTCAGGTGATGATTCGGGGGGAGAGGGACTCGTTCCCCTTCTTGGGGTTATTGATCTTCTTCTTGATGGTGATTCAAGGGGGTGAGGTCCCCTAGATTTTCTCGGTGTCACTTCCCGCAGAGAAGAATCCCTTTTTCTTCTTCTTTGTCTTTCCATCCTTCTACTTTGTTTAGTTTTAGCTGGATCGCGTTGACCGTTTTTTGTATCGCCGCGTGGCATTCCTCCTCTATATTTTACTAAACTTACCATAATATATATTATATAATATAATAATATTATATTAATGAAAAATTGTTGTAGAAGTAATAATAAAGATAAAATATGTATGAGAAAATCTGATAAGAAAACATTTAAACTTCCCAGAAGATTCTCTAAAAAGAAATGTAAAAATCCTAAGGGTTTTACTATGCGTAGTAGTTGTGCTCCCTACAAAGACTGCTTTAATAAGAAAAATAAAACAAAAAAGAAATCTTATAAAGGTGGTCTTACTTACAAAAAGAATATTTTAGGGGATGAACTAAAAGTTTGTTCAACGAATCCCAAGACAGGTTATTATCGAAATGGTTATTGTATGACTGGTGAAGATGATTTAGGAACGCATACTATTTGTGCAAAGATGAATAAAAGGTTTTTAAATTATACAAAAAAGAAAGGAAATGATTTATCCTCAGTTGTAAAACCGGGACAAAAATGGTGTTTATGTGAGTATAGATGGAATGAAGCTTACAAAGATGGTAAAGCACCGCGAGTTATTAAATCTGCAACTAATATGAGAACAAAAAAGCATATCATAAAAAATATAATGAAAAAGAAGAAATAAACTTAAACCATTGATTCTATATTTATTATAGTAATAATAGTAATAATAGTAATAATAGTAATAACATTAATAATAGTAATAATAGTAATAATAGTAATAACATATAATGGGAATCCCTGTTCTTTTTAAAAATCTCCTTGATAATTATGATGATTTATTAATTAACGCAATAAGTTCTGAAAGAATTAATCATAATCTTTATTTAGATTTGAATTGTGCTATTCATCCGTGTTGTAGAGGCGAGACTGAAGAAGGTGTTATGATTGAAAAGATTGTAAAAAAGATTATAGAACTAGAAAATATAGTAAAACCCGAGAAAGAAGTCTTTATAGCAATTGATGGTGTGTGTCCTAAAGCGAAAATGATTCAACAACGTTCAAGAAGACACAAAAGTATTCTTGAGAATAAACCATGGGACACAAATATGATAAGTCCCGGAACTCCATTTATGAAAAAACTTAGTATAGTTTTAAAGAAAATATTTACAGATAAGAAATATATAATCTCTGACTCTGAAGAACACGGTGAAGGAGAACATAAGATCCTTCAAAGAATAAAGAATACCGATGATAATATAAACTCAGTTATCTATGGTCTAGATGCTGATTTAATAATGCTATCACTTGTTTCTCATAAACCTAACATCTTTTTACTTAGAGAACGCACTGAATATAATATTGAGAATATACCCGTTAATGGTGAATATATTTATATGAATATTGATTCACTTAAGGATGATATATGTAAGAGCATTCCTAACATTCCTAAATCTGTGGCAATAGATGATTATATATTCATTACTTTCTTCCTAGGAAATGATTTTATCAAGAATAGTCCTTCACTTAATCTAAGATATGATGGATTAAATACACTAATATCTCTTTATAATTCTGTACAAAAAGACTACAGATATAAGTTTCAAATAATTAATCGTTCTACAATAGATCTCATCAATTATGAATACTTGAAACGATTTATTGAAAAATGTTCTTTAAACGAAACCGAAAGAATGTTTCAAATCTTTCATATAAGAAAAAAACAAAGTAATCGTTGTAAAGCTATTTTATCAGCAATAGTAGATAAGGATGAATCAGATGAATACAAAGAATATAATAAACCAATTTTGAATATTAATTATGAGTATCATATTTTCAGAGATAAGAGTTGGGTAAAAAGATATAATGAATATTTAGATTATGATACAAATGATTCATCTAATATTGATCTATCGAAAGAATATATAAAATCTTTACTATGGACAACTCATTATTATTTCAATGAGTGTATTGATTGGAATTATGCTTATGATTTTAGTCATAGTCCTTCATTACAAGATGTTATGAAATATATATTACATAATGATAATATAGTATTTGAGAAAAATGATAAAAAACCAAGTTCTAAAGAACAATTATTATTTATTATGCCCAAAGAAACTTTAAAATCTTTGGATATGAAAACGAAATCTAATTTTATACCTAGAGAAGAGAAATATCTATTAAAAAGATACGGATGGGAGATACATTAGAGATAATATATATATATTAATATTTCTTTCTCATAGTTCTACATTTTAAAGGAGAACCATTATGAATTTCACATATTCTAGTTTCACTATATCCAGACATATTTGTTTTGATATTATCATGTCTTAATGCTTTAGGAGTTAAATGAAATGTTCTTTTATTTCCAGGTTTTCTTATACTTCGCATATTTCGCATTAAACTTAAAGGAAGTTTCATCTTCCCACAACTTTTACACCTGTTATACCTGCCTTTACCACACTTACCTTTCTCCTTGCTTCTTTTAGCTGAACCCATAGATGGATGAAGTGTAGATTGTAATTCATCATCTCTTAATGAATAATATTCATCATTACTTACATTTCCTACATACTCTGATAACATTAATCCATTAAAAGCTTTATCCATGGCACTACCTAAATGACTTGAAGCTTCATTGGGATGCATATTTAACTTATTTGCAAGTTTGACAACATACTCATCATATTTTTTGTGAAAGTTCGATTTATTTGTAGATGAATCATTTAAAGATAAATCTCTATTATGTGCACGATTTCTAGTATTCTTTTTCTTTGGTCTAGGCTTTCTAACACTTCTTAATCCCCCCATTATATATTATACTATAAAAAAATTAGAAGAAGGCAAAACGTTTACATTTCTTCTTTTTACTCTTATCTTCAGAAAGATCACACCATTCTTGAATAGTGTAATTATCAGACATAGATAAATTACATCTCGCACAGATAGGTTTCAAATTAGTTATTTCTAATGTTCCACCTTCAGATTCAGGTTTATCATGACCTACATGAAAATCAAACACATTAATAACATTCTCACACCAATGAACATAACATTTCTTTTGAAAGGTTCTTCCCATAGTTTGTATCCAAACTTGTTCTCTTAGTGCTTTAGGGATAGATGCCTTTTTAGTCATTATATAATTATATGAAATCTTATGATTATTTATGAATAATCCTTTAGATTATTTAAACGTAAAACACTATTATAATATAATAGATTATGGGAAATGAAGAGTTAGGAAGACTTAAAGGCGTTTTAAACACTCTTAAACAATTAAAATCCTATAAGAGATATATCAAGAATACTAAGAAGAAAGATTCATTGATGAATATCAAGACTTATTTTAACAATAATATTTTTATCAGTATTATTGATTATAAAGAAAAAAATTATGATAAGTTATTTTTGAATAGTAATGATTTTAAGAAATATATGAAAAATCATCCGGAAAAAGTAGCATCTAAAAGAGAATACAAGAGTAGTCCTTATCGTATATTATTGAGAGGTGTTTATTATTCTTAAAGATTAATTCCAATCATTATCGGATTCTATAGGTACAGCCACCTGATTTTCATTCTTCTTTAAAAATGGTCTACCGATTGCTATATCTGGTGGAAGTGAAATAACTTCTTGACACATATCTCTATCAACACATGTATTAGTCATATCATCCCACCATAAATTATTTGGACACTGATAACCAACATTACACATCATATTACACATCATAGGTTCAGGAGATCCACACAATGGAGGACAACTTGTTCCACACTCTGTCCATACTTGACCACCGCATCCAATTGTGCCTCCTAGAATACACGGTATTTCAGGTTCTGCAACGAGGGCTTCATTGCAATCTGTTCCAAAATTGGAGAGTGTCATTAAAATATCATTTACATCAACTGAGCCACTCATATCAATGTCTTCTACCAAATCTCCTTCAAAGGAAAACTGAGAAAGGACTCCTAGAAGATCATTCACATCAACAACAAGATTATCATCAACATCTCCTAAACATATTTCTTGGGAAGTAGTATTTGTAATATTAGAAAAAACACTCATAATACTCAAAAACCCTGTAATAATCCTCATCTTTATTATAGTCTATATTATTATTTATTCTTTAGTCTTTATATTGATAAAAATTTGATGCACATTGTTTTTTGAAGATTCACATAAATTGAAATAAATAAACGAAAAACAAATAACCTTGATGACTGACGGAAAGTCAACCGTGAAACAAGATATTGAGCAAACACGAGTGAATCATCCAGATACGGTTGCCGCTCATGGCGAGTTTTCTGATAATTCAACCTCTTGGGGTAAATGTAAAAATGGTAGTACAATTTTAGAACCGTATAAAATTATCATCATGGATGACGGTATATTCAATCCAGATAGGATTGAACGGGCATTCTGTAAAAATAAAACATTAACTGATATGGGTACGCATTATAATATTCCAGGGATGTTAGGTAAGTATAATTATGGTCTACCAGATAGTACTATATTACTTGGTAATAGCGCTGAATTGTTTGCACGGGTAGGAAAAGATGATTATAGAAAGACAGTATTTGATTCAACAGAATGTATAAGAAATAATAACTATGTCCCTAATGAAAGATCTTTAACGCCTTATGAAAAACGGGAGTTTATACGTTTTCAACGCATAAATAACCCCAATTATGATATAGACAATGGTTATGGGACTATGTTAGTCATCACTAACCTCATTAAAGTGAATGATGAAAAAGTGTATGAAGAAGTATGTCTGTTTATGAATGGTTTATATAGCGAAGAAGCATGCGATCCACCTACATGGAAAGTGTTTAACCATACCAAACCGGAAAAAGGAATTGAGGATGAATTTGACGCAATTATTAAACCAAACGATCTGATATTCGGATGTAAGCCGGTTGTAGACAAAATCGTTAATGTATATAATGATGGTAATGGTAAAAGTTATTATGTTGACAAGAAAGATAAAAGAAAAAAGAAACACGAATTGAAGTATTCATTCCGTTTAAGGGCGTGTTTCTTTGAAGATGAACATAGGCAAAAAGAAGCACAATTATTTGGTGCTGAAAAATATTCATCCCGTTCTGGATTTCAAGTTAGAAGAGGGGGTAGACTTCTTACAGGGATATTCCCTAAATTGTGGGGCTTACACGTCGGAATGAATCGAGCAAAAGGCTTCCGCGTGTTTGTAGATTTACCTATTAGTGATAGTTGTGATGAAGATTGGTGTATTGGAACATTCAAAAAAATTACAGATGATACTTGGAAACATTTTCAGTCTGCGCTCAAAGAATTCATTGATACAGAGTTTAAGGATTTGGTCAATTTAGAACACTCTGACCGCAAGAATAAACAAAGGGATTTTCAAAAAGAATATGACGAAAAATATAAAAACATAAATACTCTTAAAAACAAAGAGGATTTAGAAAATGAATACATTATTCATTTTAACTCAAGAGAATCAATAATGAAGAATCCCGACGATACAAGACTAATGAAAAGTGGAACAAAATCATGGAAATCAATTACAAAGTATTTAGATGAATTAAAAAAGAGAATTAAAGAATTGACACCAACACCAGCACCTGAACCAGAACCTGAACCAGCACCTGAACCAGCACCTGAACCAGCACCTGAACCAGCACCTGAACCAGCACCTGAACCAGCACCTGAACCTGAACCAGCACCTGAACCAGCACCTGAACCAGCACC